CCTATTCGGTGCTTGAACCTGATATACGGATAGTGGACCAAACATCCTTCGAGTTCCCGTGCCTCCACAATTTGAACAGGCAATAGCAACCTTATCCTCAAAGCCCAATGCCTCTTCGACCTGCCCCGAACCATTACACTTGTCGCACTCATCTACATACTCCCACTTCTGCAAGAAGGCATGAGAAAACTTACTCATCTGCAAGGTCGAAAAGTCATTTACGGCCTGGTCTAATGCAGGGATAGCAGGGGTGTAAAACGAATGGTAGTAGTAATCTCCATCCTCTTGAACCGAAATACCGCCAAGTCTTACGCAGGGAAGAACACCCATATTGTGTCGGTAGTACAACTCAATGTCAAAGGTGTAGTCGCTCTTTTTGCCTACCTGAGTGGCTATCAGAATCTCATTCTTATCGAAGATATAAAACACAAGGCCATCCTCAACCTCTTTCTTCTCCGAGCCTAAGTGAACCTTTGAACTATGCTCTGCACGGATGATAGCATACTCCTCATCCTTCCATCCCCACACCTTCTTACTCTTGAAGCAATATGCCGTTGGCTTAACCTCAACAGTATCATTGAACGTTCCATCCTCAAAATACTCCAAGCCTACGGGCATAATGCCCAGCACAGCGTTGGGGTCGGTCAGCGTAACGAAAGTTACTATCTGCTGAAAGTAAGTTTCAATACTGCCAAAGCGAGGGTAGTCCTCATTGAAGTAACGCTCCTGCTCAATATTGCCGAAGCGTATTTCATAGTTCTGCCTGTTCCAAACCCTACCAGCAACGTTTACCGCCTTGTGGAAGTATGGAACAGTAATCGGCCTATAAATCTGCTTGCGATAGTTGAACTCGTGCGGAAGCTCATTAGGGGCTTTCTCTTTGAGTAGCTTTTCGGGGAAGGCATCATAGTCCGAATGTACCTTTAGACGAGCAGCCATATCGACACAAGCCCGATATGTTGGGTAAAAGTCAGGCACATAGAACTTATCCGAGCGTTTCTTGACCTCGTAAATAGCATACTCTTTCGAGATATGCGCCAACAGCTCGGTAGCCTTTTCGAGGGTCATTTACTCCCCCCTCTTCTTCCTCTACACTTGCACATAGTAATAAGGTTTATCGTACAAAGGTAATACTTTCCTTAACTTTCCTTTGGAGTAACAAAACGGCAGTTATAGAGCAGTATGTCAGCATCCCACAGTCCTAATATATTCCAATCATCGCCCAACAAATCGAGTATCCTCCTGCAAACAGGCTTCCCATTTACATCTATCAGATTCCCCCAACGAACAAAGATTAAGCTGGTATTAGACGTATGAGGCAGGATGTTTTTGAGCAAGGTCAGCTCCGCATTGTACCAGTCAATCCATAATAGGTCGATGTAGGTGAATTGCTTATGCAGGAGATAGCTATCAAGACTTCGGGTGGGCACTTCAACCATGTGCCTGTATGTAACACTCGGAGGCATAGACCCCTCATAAGTTGTCGTAGTGTTGTAGGCATAACGCTCACCCTTTGTAGGTCTCCACATCGTCATCCTCGAATCCTTATCCGTAATGGCACAATAGTTCATCTGAACATTGGTGGGCAGGTTCGGTATTGGGCCTTCTGCTAATGGCTCGAAGGCATGAACCTCTGAACCAGGTATCTCGGCAAGCTTCCTCGTAACCGAGCCATCCCTTGCGTTTATTTCGATTATCAGACTTTCCTCAACGGACTCTAAGCACTCTTTAATGTACTCAATGGGCTGTTTCAAGTTTTTATGGTTTAATGGTTTGCTTTATTTTTTCGTAGATATTACACTTAGTAATATATTTTTTCTTCCAAGCTTTTATCGGCTGAATAAAGTCATCATAGTTAGTGGACTGCAAGATATGCTCTATCTCCTTTACGGCATACTTAGAGTTTCGGAAATTCTCCAATGGAATGGCAAAGGGTATGTAATTCGCAATATTTTTAGCCCCTACATAAATGGGGATACAAGAGCATAAGGCCGCATCAATAGCCTTCTCGGATATATAATCATCCCAAATGCCACTCTCAATGCAGACCGAAAATTGAAACGGCAAAAGCCCCGTAGCCTTGTTGGATAACTCCCCCTTAACGCCCTTGAAGTTTAAGCCCCTGCCATAGACCGAACACCACCCCGTTTGGGCAAGCTCACGAGCCAAACGTATGCGGTATTCGTAAAAGCCTCCCGATATGTTGGAGGTTATCATGCTTATCCGCGCTGTCTTTTTTGGGGCGGTCATAAACTCCTCAAGCTCCCCATGCAGGTGATAGAACATCCCCATCGGGAAGCCCACAAGATTGCCCTCTATGCCGTATGCATAAGGCTCTGCACAGGTGTAAACAACCGAACAATATGAGCCGATATTCCTGTCAAAGAAGTTGTGGTCAGGAGGCTCTTGAATAAAGCCAATCACCCTTTCTTTGGGCACTTTAATATCGAAGTCCCCCTTTGAATTAAAAACCACAAGCCATTCGTAAGAGTCGTCAACAACGAACTCTACATTGTCCTTGAAGTGTTTTGCCGTCATAAATTGGTCAATAATCCTGTCGTGGATAGAGAAACTATCCGAATAGTTGGATACTGCCCTTATTTTTATTGAGTGGGTCAATGGATTTACTTTGGCAGACAAAGAATGTCGAGTTGTTTGCCCGATAAACCTTGCCCTTTGTAAACATTTCTATAATAATATTGATTGTTTTTAAGCCAACCGAAAACATCTTCATCCGTAACCCCCTGCCTTATAAGTGCCCCGCGGTTAATTTCTAAAAGCATAGTTGGCCTGAACATTGAAATTGTTTTTTGCGCGCCAATCAATGCCCTTAACTCCATCCCCTCGCAATCCATTTTAATAAAATGGCACTCATTAAGCTTTAATGAGTCCAAGTCTATGCACTTAATCTCATCACCCTCAATAGCATGACTTGCGCCTACGTTAGGGTCTAAAGCAATGCCTATTGTATGGCTGCTATCACTTGCCCCGTAGTTTAGGCAAAAAACCTGAGCGTGCTTAGTCATATTGTATTTTAAACACTCAAATGCAGGTGGGTTTGGCTCAAATGCATAAACTTTACCTGAGCTACCCACACGGTTAGCATAATATTCCGTGTGGTCGCCAATGTAAGCCCCAATATCAACAACGGTAAACCCACTTTGAATATGCCCATTTAATAACGGGAGCATATTTTGGTCGTGGTCTAACCTGCCCGACTGCTTCACCCATTTGCTTATGTGGGTGTCATTTTCAATGACAGCAACAGAGCCCATTTTTAGTCTTAATATTTTCATCCTATGTATTGTTTTATTTGCTCTAAGTCCTTTGAGTCAAGGCCAGACCAACTCCAAAATTGATGAACCTTATTTTTAGGCAACTCAACAGTGTCCGTATCGATAAACTTATATCTATCGCACTCAAATTTCTCAGCGTAAGCACCTATTGCATTAAATTCGCTAAAAGACCTATATGGCTGTGAGTTTAAGTATCGTTTAAGTGTGATGCCGTGCTTATCCTCAATCCATTTAGATGAGGCCGCAATAGTATCGGTAAAATAAACGAGAGGCATCCTTCTCATATACTCCCACTCAACGCTAAATCCAACGGCCTTTTCTGTAATTGGCTTCCACGGAGTTTCAATAGAATTGTATGATGTTTTATAGACTATCGGCCTCCCATTGAAAAACCACTCGGATACATCGACAGGCTCACAAGCAATAACATCGCTATCCCAAAAAACAATAGCATCAGCATCGGTGTATAGGTTGGCAGTCATTTTGGTGAGCTGCTGCCCTAAATACCCATCTTTCAAATCCTTAACCTGAATCACTTTTTCAACAGAACACCAAGATAAAAGACTCGCATTTGGGATTGTTATAACTATGTTTCTGTACCCAGTTACATGAAGATGAATTGATTTTAAGGCATATTTCAGCCATTCTAAATCTTTTTCATAAGTTCTTATGAAAATATCTACGTTCATTTTAGATTTTGTCTTATTGTGTTATAAACTTGTCTTGTTAATTGCTGAGGAGCTGTCGGTCTATAATGCCTTGAAGTAGATATGCTGCTGTTAAATTGCTCCATCCATCTAAAATATTCAGTCATTCTTACCCAATCATAGTTGTCATATTGAGTGTCGTGTACTTGGTGGAAAAACAACGGCTCACGAACCTCTATTACAGAAACCTGATGCTTTATAAATCTATACGGAATCCAATAATCCCACCAAGTCTGCCCCATACAAAACATAGACTGCGGAATCAAATGGTAATTCATGGAGTTTATAATGAACACATCAAACCCCAGTAAATATCTATTCCAATTAGTGAACGTTCCATCGTGTTCCTCTCTATTTGAAATTACAAGACCATTAACAGCCCAATCCCAATATTTATCAAAATCATTGGATTCATCTCGAAGAACTATATCCGAGTTAATGAGCATGACCTGTTCTAAGCTATGTTCTTTTGCATAGTCTATGAAGGCAGAAATAGGAACGTAGGGGGCTTTGAATACGCCCTCCATAGTTCGATAGCAGGGAATAAATTCAACGTCAGGAAAGGCTTCTTTTAGAGTTAAAATCTCACTCGGGCAGTTGAACGATATAACCTTAAACCCTGCGTCAACCCAAGACTTAGTGGCCATCGGCTGAACGTGTCCCATAATGTGCTTAGGGCTTATAGATGTTAGTGCATACTTATTCATTGAGCGTTTTTTGGCGGCCTGCCCTCTTGTAGCTTAGCGTTAGATGCGTGTTTGGCGGAATGTATCTTATGCCACTTATACTCGTGGTTCAGCCCCATATCCTTGTGATATTCATAGAGAAGCTGGTCGCAGTTTTCCCATATTGACCTACTCAGATACCCTGCCCCGCCAAAGAGAGAAATAAAATGGCAGTTTGCCGATTCACTTATCATATCATCAATATTCTTATGGTGTTGGCCAAAGAATTTCACAGGGTCAAAGCCTCCATTTGGATTTACGTTAAGCTGAACGCAGGCTACATTAAGGGCAAGTTCATCGGGATATGTCCTGCCCCACTTCATAGATAACTTATTAAGAGGCACTCCGTTCAAAGCATTTTCCCTTGCCTGAGCATAAAAATGGCTTAACTGCTTCCCCTTCTTCAATACAAGAAAAGATGAGTTTATCGTTGGAATTTCTACATTTTTAGGCATCTCGTGGTAATGCCAAATAGTTTCTTTTGTAGCCCACCAATGGTTAGAAATGAGCGCATAGAAATATCCTGGTGAATTTTGAGCTTTTAGTATGATGTCATCAAATGGCTTAATGCAAATTCCATCTACATCGAGGTATATGTTCACATCGTGGACTAAATACCTGTCTATGTTTAGCTTAGCCATACCAGGACTAAACAACCCATTTTGATATAAATCCCTTTCGTCAATCGGAGTTCTTATGCTGAAAACCCAAGACTTGTGGTCAGGGAGGCTGTACTTATCATCGTGAATGAGATGAATCGGGATGTAGCTATTAAACCTTCGGATGGATAAGGCCATATTATAGGCCATCTGATAGTATTCCTTCTTACCGAAGGCCATAAGAACGATTGCTGTACTCATAGGGACAAAAGTAAACAAAAAGAGCCGCCATAAGGCAGCTCTTAATGTTACCAAACTCTAAGACTAAAGAGTAGAGAAGAAAGTTGGAGGCGCAGGGTACTTCTGAATACAATCTCCTACGGGGATGTAGGCAGAAGCCGTTACCTCAAACATCTGCAACGCACGGTCATTATCTGGAACCATCAAAGCCGCACGGTAGTTCGTGGGATTTGTAATCACCATCACTTCATCGCTTCCGCACAAGTACAGAATCAAGTAAGTGGTCTGAGTGTTCAGGTCGCAGTAGAACTTAGTGTTTCCATTAGAAGAGCCTGAACCCACTGACTGATAGCCCGTAGCATTGGCATCCTGCCAAGTGCAAGTCCAGTTAAAGCCTACGAGAATGTTCTCAGGGCCACAAGCAATCGGATTGGGCACTTCAACGGCAGCAGGAGATGCAACAGTCCCCTTAATACCAGCAATACGGAATAGCTGGTCGACAGCAACGGTATCTTCGTACCAATCATCGGTACTCCAACCCGCAGCAGTCGCAGGAAGTTCAGCATCGCAAAAGACGATAGCAGCAGCGGAAATACCGCCAAGTTTATAAGCTCCGCAATCCACAATTTCGTGTGGGGGCAAATTGGAGCATTCTATTGAGCAAAAAGCCATTTTTTTATAATTGAAAGGGTCTATGAACTTTTATATGGCAAGTCCCCGCCACAACATCACGACAACAGTGCAAATATACTAAATGCACATATTCTTTTTTAGGTTCTGAGTCTTAGCCTCAACCTCCAATTTAACGGGCGCAAGCCTGCTCATACGCACATAGGTGGGGGAATAGTCAGTAGAGCGCGTGAAGAAATTGTTGTTAACTCCGAACAACTCATCTTCAAGGAAGAAATTGTCGTGCCTACAAGCTAAACTCAAAGCATCGTGGACAAATTCGGGGAGTAGGTCGGTGTTCAGGCTTAGAGATTTCCTCCTCTCAGCATAAACAACCCTTTTGCGCCCCAAAGAATCCTGATACGACACCATCGCCCCATCATACTTAGCATCCCTTACATTGGCCTTAAACCGCATATATTGCTTGAATGTAGAAGAAGGAGGGTTGGCGGCAGGGTAGATGAAGCCAAAGCCCAGTGAATCGGAGTCAGAGGTTACATCTTGGTAGTATGTAACTTTTACCGTTCCGCAAGGGTCAGTTATCGGTTTAATACAGGTGGAGATGAAGCTCGCATCACAAATATCCTCGCCACAACAAGTGGCATCAAATCCAAGATATATGTTCATACACTTGGCTCGATAGTCATCCCATGAGTATAGTTGCCCTACTGTTGGGACTGCCCATATTTCAGTTATTTGAAACCCTCCGCTTATCACATAGTTCTGAGCATCGTATGTATCAACACTGTAATAGGTTTGGTTAAAAACCGCATCAGTATCAATAGGCTCTCCGACAGGAGAAGCACCATTAGGCTTAAATCCGCAACCCGTTCTAATGTAGAATGTAATCAATGAAGTACAACAGCAGTCTTGAACTTCGGGGTCGGGGTCGCAGTCTACAAGCGGAGTGATATTAGTCGCATTGATATTTAGCGCAATGGTAGTGTCGGTTATGTTGTCAAAAACAAGGTTTCCGCAATAGCCACTGGCAGGGTCGGGTCGGGATGCTATTGTTATTGTTTTTTGAGTCAGCGGAGTTGTAGCCCCAAATATTTCAACAGGAATGTAAATTGGATATGTAAAGAATTGGTCGCACTCCGTGTCCCAATTTAAGCAGAAGTCGAAAATAAGAGGGCATCCTTCGGTAGTGGGGATTGCATCAAAAGCTATCTCAGCCACAGGCTCTGAATCACAATCATTATACCCAAAGTTTACACGAACACTACCATCATCATTCAAAGTCCATGTTGCATTTTGAGATGGCCTTTCTTCAATCCCACTTAACTCATTTGGGCAAGCCGTGTCTATCGGAACTATTATCTGATAGCTCATTTCCTCGGAAGTGTAATACTTGTTGCCCGAGCCATCCTCCTCTTGGATGAATAGCATCGGGCTGCAATAGTCGGCAGGTGGGCAGTCGGGGCAGTCTGATTCAGGCAGAGGTAGTAACTGCCAGTCTAAGGGCTGATTAGGTACGGCTTGTATGCTCATTCTGTTAAAAGTTCAAATTTAGTCATTCCCGAAGTAATGTTGTATTCAAGGCTCATCACCCACCCCGTTTCGTAAAGACCCGTGCCAAAACGTATCTTCTGATATGGATTGGCCTGAATGAGATTAAACTGCTCAACGGTTATAGGGGCTTCAAATGTAACTCTATTCCTAATCTTCGGCCCACTATTGTTTGGGATGAAGTTGCCGTTCCAAGAAAAGCCATCACCTGACCTATGAGCGTATGCCCTCGCTATTTCGGGGTGGTTCACAATACCCGCGACCATATCACCACGGAATAATGCAGGGCAATATGATGCTGATGGGTCTCTCCGTACATAAGTTGCTAAATGGGAGGCTATCTTATAATAGTTGCCTACAATCGCATTATTATATTGAACGGGGTCTTTCTCCGCTACATAAAGCTGGTCATCGCTTAGGCTTATAATCCCATCTAAGGTTACAAGGTTTTCAACCGTTGGTATCTGAAATCCTACCGATGCATCGAAATCCTGCTCACTACATACGTTACTCACATAGCTCGCCTCCTCTTGAATACCCGAATTAAATGATGGATTAGTATTAGTTCTCCCTATTTTCAATGAAGAGATGCCAAACTTATTATCTTTTACGAGCATAACCTCGTATGGCATATCAATGGCAAAAGCCTCTGTCGTCTCATACAGGTCGCTCTCCTTGCCGATAGTCATCGTGTAGTCGCCCGTTCCCGTAATCCCAAACTTTATGCCTAAGTTGAACAACTTGCCGAATCCAGACATAAGGTCGGCAAACGAAACGTTAATTTGTGCGCCACGAGCAAAAGAGCCGTTCATTACCGATGATGCGGGATTAGCCCAATTCTTCAATATTTTGCCCGAAGTTACCCTCGCATAATACGGGCCGTAGTTGTAAGCGTTCACTTTTGTTATCGTAATCGCCCCCGTAGTTATATTCTGAAAGTTACCAACAGTTAAATTGCCTGCATCCCAAGGGAAGTAAACATCCATAATTCTTGTACCAAGAGGACCGCTTCCAGGATAATATATATCCCCAACAGCCATAGCCCTATTGCAATAGTTATCCTGCCACTCGCCATCAAATGGATTTAAGCTCGTTATCAAGAAATACTCTTGAATACCCTCTCTTATATTGGTTAAAGTCCTAAGTGGGCTATATCCAAATGAAGGGTCGCACGGAAATAGATTTATGGTTCTGGTTATTTGATTGCCAAAGGCATCGTTATAACTAACATCGCAAGTTGGCGTTCCTGCACCCGAATAAGTAACTGCTGGGTCTATTTGTATTGTCCAATGGTCGGGCTCAAAATATGTTGCGGAATTAGTTAGGTATCCATTTAAGTCCGAAACCGTAAAAGTGTTATCATTCAGAAAGTATTTAGAGATATACTCATAAAGTTCTAAAATGCCAAACCACTTAAACGCCCCATCAACACCCTCTGGGTTTAACGGGTTTTCATTAGGAGGCCATGGCCATCCCGTTCCACCTGCCGCATAGTTTGGGTTGAACAACAGCTCACCAATGCCAGTTAGCGGAGTTCCATTTAAGCTAACATTTGAGTGAACAGGAACTTGAACATCATAATTCCTGCCTATCAGCGAAGAAAGAGAGTTGTCGGATAACGTACACTTCGCTATGCACCTGCTTATATCCAACTCTATGTCGGCAAGGAAGATTATGCCCTCAAAGATGAATC